TAATATTACGAAGTATTTGGAAAGGTGTAATAATATCAATAATACTAAATTTACCAAATAAAGGCAAAACTTCCATAAGACCATTATAAGGCAGCTTACCATTCCTATTATAATTACAGGGACGACAATGAATAGGATATATAGCAGAATACCTATTACCGATACGGTATCCCTCATAAGTTTGTGGTTCATAAACCCATTCAATATTAATATGACCTAATTCGGCATTAAACTCAAAATCTTCATCTACAATCATTTGAGTTTGCATACCCATTTCATTAACGTAAGTTAAAATACCTCTTTTAGCAAAACCTCTCCAAACTACGTGCCATACTTCATATAAATCTCCATTATCTTCATATACTGTTATAGGTTGTTTACGAAAAGAATTACGTTCTTCTTCATTAAACTTTGAACAAACATCGGGATATTTCTCAAAATATTGGTCATACGATAACAATTTAGTACCAGCTGTCCCAGAATCTTTAGCATAAAATGTGTCAAGAAATTCTCTATCTTCTTTAGAAAGATAATCATCAAACATATCATATATTTGATTCAAGCTCATCATCATCTTTCTAGCAAACATATCCTGGTCTTCTATATATCTATCTCTAGTAGGAACAGGATATGCTTCTACAATAGGAATATTTTCTTTATATACATTATTATCTCGTATTGTTTTGTAAGTATAACATTCACCAAAAGCAACAAAATTAAAAAATTCCTCAGCATATATTTCTTCATCTTTTGTTATACTTTGTATGTATTCCAAAAGTTGCTGTCCTTGAACTGTTTGTTCGTCAATATAATTTTCATTGAAATTCTTAACAAAAGCTTCCATTTCCTCAGAACTCATAACTTGCTCTGAAGAAACATTTTGCTCGCCCGTAGAAGGTACTTGCTCACCTCCTTGTTGTGCCTGCGCTTGTTGCTCTTGCTGCATTTGCTGCAATCTCTTTGTAAATTCAGCAACAAAAGCTTGTTGACAAAGCTTTGTAACTTCTTCTTTAAGTTTAGCGTTTTTGTTAATAATGATATTCGGGTCATTACTACCAACTATAAACTCGTGTATTCCTTTTGTATATTCGCCGACATAACGTCTAATAATATCAGACATTATATCAAAATTACGCATAGTTGCAGGAAATCTTCTATAACGTTCTTCTGAAGAATTATAAGGATTTAATGTTTTCCTATAAAATTCATCAGGAATATTACCGTGAAGAATATTAATCCTGTTATGTGTATCTACTTCATTTTTAAAAGATATTCCGGCTGCAATAACAAAATCTATGCAATTGGCATACCATTCAGCCTTTTTCTTTTCAAAAGCAGAAACTTTTTGTTTAGGAAAATATAAATTTCCTCTAAATCCAAATTCATTCATCTTTGTGTATTTGAATATAATAATTTCTATATTTAACTAAAGGTACTCTGTCACAAAGACTATTTATTAAAACTTTTAATACCATAGAATTAAGATTAAAATAACTATTAATGTCTTCGTATTTTCCGGTATATACAATATTATCATTTATATCTAATATATCATAAATATCAGGTTCTTTCTTTTTACACAACGAATCAAATTTTTCAAAATCAGAAAACCAATAAAAGCCATATTGGAATCTATTTTTAGATTTGTTTTTGATAGCATTAGCAGCTTTTGGAAATACTTTAGATAATGCTTGTAAATCATATTCATTTAGTATTTCTCCTTCTTCATTATATTGATATATTTTTGTAGATACTCTTCTATCACGTCTGTGACGCCACATAAGATTATCAGCACTAGCATTAAGTCTATTACCGTCTTTGTAACAAATATCTGTTTTTGTAGGGTCTGTTCTAGGAACAAAATATTTAGCAACAAGCTGTCCAACAGGTACTAGTGTATTGTCAGCAAGTCTCATAGTATAATAACCTGGTTGATACCTAAAACCTCTAAAAACAGCATCGCTTCCTACAATCCTAAAAAACCCAGCGTCAGATATTTCATATTTTGGATTTTCGTTCAATAACTTCCATTCCATATTAAAACCACGCTCGTTTCATTATATTTTTACTATTATTACTTTCTTCTTCTATTACTTCTCTTCGTTTCTCAAGCAATTTAGCAGCTGCATAATTTTTAGCTTTCCATTGTATTCCACGTAATAACATTTCAGATACTCTATCAAAGTTTCCAACGTTATTCCAAATTTTCAATTCTACAATAGATTGATAATCATATATTGTTTCAAACAAATAAATATCATCGCCGTTATCTCGTTTACCTACAACACTATATAGCATTTCTTTAAGATAACGTAAGCCTTCAAGTTTGATATTAGTATCACCTACGCTAATTCCATAATTAGAACTAACTTGTCCTTTAACCGAAGTATCAAAAAGATATACAGGATGTTTCATCAAGAACTTTAATGCTTTCCAATTTTTGAAATTAGTTACAGTTTCACCTCGGTTAATTTCAACAGCAGCAGTACCTTCGTTGTTTTCATCAATACAATTATAATATATACATAATGCTAAAAATATCATATCAGCTTCTTCAAGTTTATCTGGTCGTCCGTAGTAAGCACAAGCCAATCTAGTTTTAAAACCGTTATATATTGTAGGATTTTCCCAAACTTTAATACTGTTATGAGAATGTCTATTAGTAATTTCTTTTCTTTCTTTATTTACACCAACAGGGTCATAAGTAACAGAATATTGTCCTGGAGGAATACCCATAATTACTCTTCCATTTTTATCATAATATCGAACTTTAACGGGAGAACACCAACGTCTTACACAGCCGTGTGGATTTTCATGTCCTTTTCTAGGAACACCTTTAATCCAATCAAAATAATCTTTTTGATATTTACCTCCATTTGCTCTAATACGTTCATTAGATATAAATTCAACTTTTGTTTCAGGAGTATATTTCAACGCTTTAAGTTTATCCTTATTATCGTTAAATATATTAGCTCCATTTATAAATAAAGAACCATCAGTGAAAATCTTATAAGAATTATCTGTTCTAAGTTTTTCTTCCCATGCATTAAGTTCTTCAGAAGAAAACATATTTTCGCTTGTAGAATTAAAAGATTCAACAGGCATATTAGCATATTGTCCTAAATACTTAATATACTCACTGAATGTTTTAGCAGTCGCTTTCTTTTGTTTTCTTTCTCGTGCAGCAATTTTAAGACCTGTTTCCAAATCAGAATTGCCGTCCTTATCCATAGCCTTCTTTCCGTAAATCTCTCCTTGCAAACCCCAAGCATAAGGCTTGAAATATCCACAAAGCTCTCCGCGACTATCTTTATCCCAAACGTTAACAAACGGCATAAAATTATATGCTAGAGGGTCATAAAAGTTACTACTAAATACAGACATATCACCATCTGTAGCAGTACCCCAACACATCAGCGTACCAGTAACATAAGCACCAGTTTTCATGGCAGGCTCTGTAACAGTCATAAATTGGTCAAAATTATCCATAGTAGATAACTCCTCAACTTTAACTTTACGAGCATCCTTACCAATTGCACAGTTAGGATTATTAGCAGCAGATACAGAAAACAATGCAGAACCCCAAGATTTAGGACTTTCTTTTCCATCAGGAAGTTTAAATCCTAACTTAAAGTTTTCACTATTAAGAGAGAATATACCACGCTTAAAAGGAGTATGAGTTTCGTAAAACCTTAAATCATTTATAGTGAAATCTGTAAGACCCCCTGTGACTGTAAGGTAATCACTATTGATAGCAACATGAATACAAACTTTATGAGGTGAAAGATTCAATTCGTTGGCTGTGTCACTAGCCATAATGTAAGAGAAACCACCACGTCTAGTTTTATCTATAATAAGATGAAAACCATTATTGATAGCAAACTCCATAACATGAAACGTCCAAAACTGAGCATCAATAAATTTACTAAAATCATAAAACTTAGTTGCAGTATTGGCGTTTTCACCAGTTTTTACAGATTTCTCATCCAACTGTTCTATCATTGTATAATTCAAGAAATTGTAATGAGGTCCTGTAATTCTAACATCTACAATACTTCCATCTGCTTTTTTTAAACATGGCGCACTAAAACCATGTTTACGTCTGTATTCTTCACGTTTTCTATAATTTCTTTCAGGAACACTATCTTTAGTGAAAAATGTATAACATTTGTTCTTTCTATAAAAATCAGCAGCTTCTGTAAACAGATAAGTATTTACAAACTTATCTCCTTCATTTATATTCAATAAAAAGCCACCAATAGGATGAGTTTCATCACAGAAAGAATCATCATACAAAAACAAATCATCTGGGTCAACAAATCCACAATCCTTCGCGTGTTTATACTGAGATTTATCTTCTTTAATGTATTTTAGAAAAGGATAAGAATCAATATATTCTTCTATTTCCATAATTTATAATAGAATAAGAATTATTACTATTGCGCCTAAACCACAAGTAGTACCAAACCAAAAGTTCTTATGTTTTACTTGTTTTTCATAGGCTCGATTAGCTAATGCTGTTTGTTCTTTTTCTATTTTTACAATTACTGTCAGACTATCGATAACTCTAGCTCTATTGTCATTAAGTTCCTTATAAAGCTTAATAGTTTCTTTATCAAACCTAGCTTCAATAAGTTTTTTGTTAATAGTTCTAACATTATCTATAGAAATCTTAATGCTATCAAGCTCCCCCGTAGGAGGAAGAATAACACTTGATTCCTTAGTTATCTGAGAGTAACTCCCAAAAAAGTTCAACAGCATGAGCATTATCAAGACTATCGGCTTTTTCTTTCCAATCATGTTTAACACTATCTATTTTATTGATACGTTCTTCAATATAATTATTTACTATTTGAAGTGAATCTATTGTTTGATTGTGTATTCCTTCTACGGGGGTGCTAGTATTACGTTTATTATAACCAACACCATATCCAGCAGTAAAGCATACTATCGCTAATACTAATGCTGCGAGAAACAATAAATCTCTTTCATCTAACCAAATCCAAATCTTCTTCATGTAACAAAGTATAAGTAAATTTATTACCAAATCCACTAGATTCTTGTAATCTACATAAACCAATAAATGTATACCAATCACTGATATTAGCGATTACAGTACATCCGGCAGACCATTTATCTACCTTAACACTATTAGTACCAGCATGATGAATATTAATTCCAAACATTCCTGCTTTAATAGAAGTTCCGTCAAAATCAAGATTTTCATCACGATTGTTATCTCTGTAAACTCTAACAGGTTTATATTGAACTAATGCATCATATTTGCCTTGATGTTTACCAAAAGTCCAACAACCTCGATATTGTCCTGGAACTAATATTGCAGTACCTTCAAAATTAATAGGATTCTTCAAATAATACAAACCTGGATTAGTAGTGGCTTTAAATATTTTTCTTTGCCAATTACCATCATAATCTCTAAATTCAACAATAACAAAATCATCAAATTCATTATCTCTTATTATGTTCTTGTTTTGAACACCAATAATATTTAAATTATAACAACCTTTTGTGAAATAAGAATATCCTAATAATTTAAATAGCTTTTGAAAGTCATATGTCTTTATTTTAGTTATTAGCTCCATTTTCTCTATTCGGATATTTATCTTTTATTTTATCTTCTATTTTAGACATGACACTTATTATTTCTTTTGTATCGTTTGTATCAGGAGATATAAGTACATGTTGAACATATTTATCTCTGCCTTCTATAGTTGTACACAAATAATTGTTTATTTCTTCAACACGACCTGCAACTATAACACAATCAGATAAATCTTCATCACAATAACCTTTTTTGTGAATAGTCATTTTACAACATACAGTATCACCTACTTTGATGTATTTAATATATTCTTGTTTTACACAAGATATTAACCAATCTTCAGTTCTTTTGTTTGTATTTGAAGGCCATGTTTCAAATCCTCCAATAAGTTCAATTTTAGTTTCGTAAATCATAATTTTAAATATTTATAATTAAATTGGTAATTCTAATTGTTTACTACCTTCTGCTACACGCTGTGCAGCAAGTTCTCGTTCTCTATCACGAAGTATCGCTAAAACTTCATCTCTTTTATAATTTAAAGGAAACCATTTAACAGTTTCTTTTCCATTAGGGTCAACATGATAACCGTTCTTATCTCTAAGAGGTTGACCATATTTATTTTTAATGAAAGGTGAAGCGATGTGGCATAATGCAATTCCAGCATTAGGCTTACCTAATATAGTTTCAACCATATAAGCATACATACTTAATTGCATTATATAATGATTTCCATTACATTCTTCAAGATGACTAAGCGGCGACTTCATTTTTTCCTTTGTATGAACCCACTCATTAGTTAATTGATTAGGTACTACAGACTTATCCTTTTTATAATATCCGCTTTCAAATTTTAAACCATCACGATTAGTCTTCCAATCAAGTATCACAAATTGGTCTTCTCTATCACAAAGAATATCTATAGTTCCACTAACAAGATAATCAATTAGAAAAGCTCCGATTTCTGAATATATCGTATAACCTCGCTCTGTATAATATTTAAAAACTTCATATATTTCAGGATATTTGTTTTGTGTTGCATCTATAAAACCATCAACATCTAAAGGTGTAGCTTTAAAGAAAGGAATATCAGCTACTGTTACCTTGCGTCCACTACTTATATCAGTAAGATATTTAATTGCATTCTTAAATTGACTTACTTCATTAATGGCATCTTCTATACCATTATGAGTTTTAGTACCTCTAGTACAAGCTTCGTTTTTAATCTTATCCCATTGCTTTATAATTTCTTTTTCAGAAACTCCTTGTTCTTTAGCTTTTTTATGTGCCCAATATTTAACATCAAAATCTGCACCATATCTTCCTAATAAAGTAGTAACGCTAAGATATTCATTACCTAAAGTATCAGTATATTTGTGTCCTTCTTCTTCAAAATAAAGAAAGACATTATCATATCTAACATCTCTCATTCAACGCATCATATAATTCTTCAGCACAACGTCTGTTATATTCTGTATCAACATCATTAAACAGTTTTATCGTGTACCAAAAAAGATTAAATACTTTAACTTGAACTTTATATTCTGTATATGCATACAAAGGAATACTAGGAGTGTAATTG